GGGATAATCAAAACCCGTCGTGTTGCCGACGATGGCAACTCGCCCGTTTCGCCTGGTAACAATATATCCCGTACTGGACGTTACGCACCATACCTCCTCCGGCTTCCACCCAGCCTCAAAACGGGGACGCTCACGCAGAAACTTCCTCCGTGTCGCCTTTCTCCACGAAAGCCGATACTGTTTCGCGTGCCGCGGGTTTTCTCTCGTCCGTGATCGTGAATGAATCGTCATCGAGAACCCACGACACACGCCAATAGCCTGCAACATGTCATAGAGTTGTTTTTGTGCCCCGATTACAGACCGGCCTCGCCCACTAGGCTTCATGCCGTCGCCATGATTCCCGTCGGCCATCCAGAATCCCTCAAGTAGCGCTCCCAACTGCTCAGTATCGAATCCCCAAAGCAATAGGCTTCCCGCTTTATCCAAATACGGCTCAACGAGATAGTAGCCGCTCGCCCGTGCCTGCTCACAAGACCCTGTACCCCTGGCTATACTCCAAATGACGGCGTCACGCTGATCTGCTGAACCCGGTCGGATGTTTCTTGAGTGCGCGAATCCTATTTTCGCAAGAAGATTATCGAACCATCGAATAATGAACGGGTAGGCCATTGACTGCGAAAGTTCACAGCGTGGAGACAAAGTACCATCACCAATCCAAAACCCTATAAACCTACATTCGTCCATGGTGACCTCATGTGGGGCTTTCGGCTTGAAGGAAAGATTGCGTGACACCGTACGAGCAGCCTCCACATTCGACTGCTTATATTCCATACCACGTTTCCGATAGCTGTAGGCGAGTGCAACCTCCCGTCTGCGACGTTTATTTGGGGTGATTACTTCCTGGCTGATGGACATTCGGCGAGGATGCGCATGGCCGCTTATTGGAATGGTGATTGCTCGTTCTACCGTTTCTTCGGCGGAAACCACTCGCCAAGATTTTGCCCGGCCATGCTCGATAATCATTCGGTGATTTGCGGTGACACGAAAATCTTTTGCCATGCCTTTGGCAAAAACCATTTGCTCGTCTGGTTTACGGTTCCGTCGAACAATATATTTAGGTGGCGAAAATTCAATTGTCCCATCCTCTTTCCATGCGGCTACATTATGCTTGTAGGTCATTGCATCTTTGCCAACCCATCCAGAATCAGTGAGAATTTCAGTCAAACCGTCAAGGCACAAAACGCCCACGTTGACCACACATCGGATCTGGCCGCTGCGGAATCGCCAGATAATGTTCTCCCGGTCGTCTTTGCTGGTCGTAGCAGTGACGGTCCGACAAGGCACGCCCAGCGCTTTCAGCTTCTCGACCACGGCTTGTGATTCGCTCACAAACGGCGTAAAGGCCAGAATGTGCTTCGAGGACTCTTGCAGGACTTCGGCGACGATCTTGTCGGGGATACTTTTCTGCTGGTTGTATCGCTCAAGGGAAGCGTCATCGTATCCCTGCCCCGTACTATTCGACCGGATTTCACGCGAATCGTAGTCCACACAAAGCGAGTAATGGATGGCGCTTAAATAGCCAGCCTCGAAGAGTTCTGGTAGTTGCGTCACGTGGGCAATACGCGAGAAGATTCGCGGCCTCGTTCGCGTGAGGATACGGCTCTCGGCCACCGGCTCACCCATCTGGTCGCGGTAGCTTCTAAGCCTGTATGGAGTAGCCGTCAGGCCAATCGTCGGCAGGCCCAGGTGTGAGATAAACTCTTCGTACTGCCCGCCTTTGGAGTTGACGCGGTGGCACTCGTCCACAATCACCCGGTCGAAGGCTTCGAAGGCGTGCTTGCGTTTGATGATCGTCCCGATAGTGGCGAAGGTCACTTGGCCTATGGTCTTTTTGTTCATGGACGCGGAATAGATGCCGATGTCCCGGACGCCATAGCACTTCATCTTAGCGAGGTTCTGTTCGAGGATTTCTTTGGTGGGCTGGAGAATGACTGAGCGACCGCCGGCCCGCTGCGCTATCTCGCTGATGATGAGGGATTTGCCGCTGCCCGTCGGCAGTACGAGGATGCCGTTTTTGCGGGTATTCAATGCGTCGAGACCGGCACTGACAGCCGCTTCCTGATAGGGGCGTAGTGTAAAAGCTTGCATGGCGTTTTGTTCGTTCACGGCTTTGCCCTCCATTTGAACCATCCTTCGACGGCCAGAATCAGGAATATGGCGTCACGCGCCACGAGGCTCCAGATGCCCGTCTGGGCGTGGATCACTAAAGTTAGGCTGTTTGATACCAGCCACACTAAAAAACACACCCTGAGCCGCCTGTTGTTCAGGATCACCCCTGTAATGGCGAGGATGGTCGAGATAGTGCCGATGAGTTCAATCATGGATTGCTTTCGAAAAAAGCCCGTGCGAAACCGGGCGGGGTAATCGAGCGTTGAAGTTTCCAACTACTCGACATCTTCGCTGTTCGGTCCCGCTTGCCGGGTGTACCGAGAAGAACGGGACGGTGGGCAATGCCAACCGACTGCGGTGATGTGAAGCTCCCCCATAACCAGGTACGTTTCGTCCAGGCGTCCCCAAACCACCAGGGATCGAATTTATAGCAAGGCTCTCCCAGATAGTCCTTGAGTCGCCCAGTAGGGTTCTCGATAGCCCACCATGCAGGTTTACATCTATGAATAATTCTCAGGCAGGCATCGACTATACTCAGACCATCCAGTAGCGCACTTGGGCCTTTATTTTTCCACCATCGCGCGCCTACTCTGGCAAAGTGGTCACACGGCGGAGCGGCCAGAATCCCATGCACATTCTTCGGTGGGATGTAGAGCCTGACATCGTGCTCCGGCAATGTGATAAGCCTTACATCATATCCCGCGTCCCTGTACGGCTTCGACCAGGCCCCGGTTCCGCCACACAAATCAAGGATGATTTTGTCTTGGTTCATTCCCATAACCCTTTCTGGCCCTGCCGGGCCTCCTTCACCGGAACGCCCGTCTCGTTCGTGGTTACAGCATCCCTGTTCAGCCACCATTGCCAATATGCCTCAGCGGAACCGTAAACATCTTTCGCCGGGTTATAGGTTGCTTTAATCGCCCGTTCCCAGGCCCTTGCTATCTGAGGCCAGCGTTGTATGTGCTTTTCAACGTCGCGGACCATCGGGCAAAGCACACACCCAAGTCGGGTAAACCCCTCTGCGTACAACGAGCAGACTTTTATTTCATGGCCCCGGATATATGACCAGACATCATCGGTTGACCAATCAATGATGAGATTGAGGTATCGCTTGCTGATATCCTTGTAACAGGATTCGACCATGCCCCGTGCCGACCGTGCCGAACTTTCGGCCCATCGGATGCCGGTAATAACCAAATGGTCACGCCCGCCAGATTCTTTTTGAGTCTCACAACAGTATCGCAAGTTGCGTCGTGGTGGGCACTGCTTTCGTTTTATGAGTTGCCACATCGTATGCTTGGGCCGGTGAATCTCCACATCAGGCTGCTCTTTGACATGCCGTACAACCTCCGGTGGGTCTGCCGTTGTCAACGCATGATGGGCTGTGTATTTCACCCCAGAACGCCGGACAAGGTCAAGAATGACATCGGAGTCTTTCCCCCCAGAATAGGCAACGTAATATCCGTCGTCAGCCATGTTCAAGGCAGATTCCTCAAACATGTGCAAACGCTCAATGGCAATCTGTTCCAGCGATTTGCCGAAAAGTATCTGGTTCATTCCCATAACGCTTTCTGGCCCTGCCGGGCCTCTACAGGAAAGTCAACATCAAAGAATCCCTGCGAACCCTTGACGGGGAAAGCATCTATTCGCCGAACATTGCTGAGAATCCATGCCCAGGCTCCAGGGTAAACCTCACAGCATGCGCGTTCCTCGTGGATTGTGCTCATTTTCACGCACGCTCGCACCGTGACAATGCAGAGGGCCTTGCCACATGCCAAATTACCCACCCGCGGCTTCTTCGTGCTGCAAATCAATAAATCGCCACGATAGGATGTCGGCCATGACCGCGTCTCAATTGTTTTTTTACCCGATGCGATCATGCTAGCCCAGGGCTGCCAAAGTGATATAGCTTTCATTTTGTTGCTCCAAACAAAGCCTGCTGGCCCTGCCGGGCCTCGTCTGCCGTCATTCCCGTTTCGCCTTGCAGCACTCGCCATTGGGCCTGCTCGGTGATGTAGTTGCCGTTGATCTCAATGCCGGTGTAGTTGCGCCCGAGCCTTGCCGCGACCATACCCACCGTCCCTGAGCCAAAGAACGGGTCCAGCACTAAGGCCGGGACGGGATCGCCCGCGTTACAGTTGCAGGTGGGCCGCCAGCCGAGGGTCTTGGTGTCAGCGACTAATCCAAGTGTATTTTCGCGTCTGGCGTAATCTGTGCCGTCATAATCAGCCTTGTTACGCACATTTCGATTCGCTCTTGCTGGATGTTCCCGCAATTCGCCTTTGCTAATGATTCTCGCCCACGGCGCGCCGCAGCTCGGGCAGCAGCCCTTCTGGGAAGTAGAGACCTTGATGCAGGGTTCGACCAGGGCCTCCGGGAAGGTAGCGTAATGGCTGCCCTTGTATGCCTGGGGATTGATAACCCATACGTCGCGGAGGTTGCGGCCGCTGTTTTCTCGATAGCCTTCTTGTGCGCGATTCTCTTCGTGTCCGGCCGTTTTTCCTGTATCAAAACGACTTCCGGCCGCTCCCTTGACTTGTTCTTCTTTCACCGCCTCCATGTCGCAGAAATAATGGGGGCTTTTGGTCAGCATGAACAGGTACTCGTGCGCCTTGGTGCAGCGCCACGAGCCTTTGCGCAGCACGTAGCCGCCGTTCGGCTCGCACTTTGGACAGCCGGGACAGTCTTGCCACTCGGCTTTAAGAGACATATCAAGTCTTGTGCTGCCATTTTCACAACCTGGGACACGAATCATATTATCGCCCGCCCCATTAGGTTTGTCGCGTGATGGTCTTTTCTTCACTTTCACCCTGCACCGCTCCCACCGCCAGCCGTTGACGCTTTCGGGCATGGTCGAGCCGCTGTACTTCTCGCAGAATGACAGGGCCTTGGCCCAAATGACATCCGAGCGCAACCACCAGCCATCGGCCTGCAAGGCAAACGCCACCCGCCAGGGCAAGCCGAGAAGGTCTTTCGCTTTGAAGATTTCATGCCGAGCGTCATCAGGGGCTGTCCAGCCGGGTTTACCGATTTCCTGATGGGGCTTGCTGATACTTTCGTTTCTTTCAAAGCGGGCCTTCTGTTTTTCCGAACCACCGTGAGCACTTCGACCTTTGCCGCCCCATAGCTTGTCCCCGTAATTCAGCCACAGCACGCCGTCGGGCCGCAGGACGCGCCGGACCTCGCGGAAGCCGACCACGAGCTTTTCGATGTGCTCCTCGGGCGTCCTCTCAAGGCCAAGCTGGCCTTCGACCCCGTAATTGCGCTGACCCCAGTAGGGAGGAGACGTGATACAGCAGTGGAATCTATCCGATGGCAGGGTCTTGAGCGTCTCGACCCAATCCCCACAGATGATCTTGTTGACGAACTCGTTTTCAAATTCTTCCGGCGTCATCCGTGACTTTCTCTCCGCACTGTAGGCACTTCGTCTTATTCATCGTCGCCTCGTCAAACCTCTGGAATTTTAGCTTCACACTCGGAGCACACATAAACATAATGCCCCTCACGGTCGTCGTAGTATGTCGGATAACAAGTAACTCTCCGCAGCTTGCGGTGTTTATGGCAGAAATTACATCTTGTAGGCTTTCGTCTTCTATCTCGTTTGCTCATCTTGCCCTCGTCAAACCATCTGCCAATGCGTGTCGGTCCCAGGCGCTCAGCGGCACGGCCTGTTCCTTTCGGCGCTCGCGCTCCGTCTGCGCGGCCTTTGCGAGCTCCTTGATAGTCGGCGGGGCCTTGGGAACGCGTTTTTTTGCGGGGGAAGGGGTTCATTTCGGCTTGCCCCCGGCGCCACAGCTTTGGCATATCCTTCGCCCACGATTGCCTTTATTCGTTATCGGCCGGAAGGCATACCTCTTAACCTTTGTCCCGCACAATACACATGGCTCGCCTTTGCGCCGGCGCAGCTTGGCGAGAGTCCAAAGTTGGGACCCGTACCGCAAACTCGCAACGCCGATCACTTCATCGTTTAACCGGGTTTTGATTGTATAATCCGTTTTGCTCATTTCGGCTTGCCCTCGGCGTTGAGCCGGTCGAGAAAATCGGCGATGTCATGGCACTGTCCGGCATCCAATCCTTCGTAGATTCTTCGTCCCGAAAATTCCCATAGTTTGCGCTTCTTGTTAAACTGAACCCGGCCCAAAAACTGCTCCTCAATCTGTTCCTGAGCGTAAGCGAGATACGCCGTCTCATTGTCGTAAAGTTCCTCATCCTTGAACTCGACGTGTTCGTACTCCAGTTTCATTTCGGCTTGCTCCTTAATAAGCATAGGAACTCTTTTCGCTCAGACACGCTCCGCACAGTATTTTATGGCGCCAGTAGCGCGGTAATTCCGGCCAATCAGTCCCCGACTCAGCGGCACAAATAACGCCTTCGCGGTCACTCAGAAACAATTTGCCGCAAGCGTCGCACAGTTCGATCTCATCTGTGATGAGGTTGGCGTGCTCTTGCAAATGATAAAAAATAACCCATGCTTTGCGGCGGCTCAATTTTAGTTCCTCGCGCAAGAATTTCCATACGCCTTCGGCTACCACGAGTTTCTCAGCGTTGTCGTCCCGATGTTTGCGGTCTTCGGAGTTTCGCGGGTTGAAGGCTTTACAATGTGACGCCGCTGTCTCTTGCTTGGTTTCTGCAAACCAGTAGCAGTAGAACCGATTGCACGAAGAACAATGGTCGTCTCCATGTTGCCAGCAGTCACCGCACTTTCGATTCTCTTTGTTTTTCGTTTTCATTGCTTTTTCTCCTGAATCCTCACTTATTCCAGATTCATTTGCTCAATCAATCTGTTCAGACGCTCATGCCATCCAAAAATGGCCCCATAGATTTCGGGCGGTGCTGTCTCTGACGCCTGTTCGTACAATAGTTCCAGCCCTTCTGAAATTTCTTGCAGTTCATTGGTGTAAGGAATTCCGGTAGCCATCAGTTTCCTTTCTCGATTCGCTTGAGTACGTAGGGCAGCACCCAGGTTATTAAGCTGTTTTATTGAGTCGCGCATAGTTGGAATCAGTCGCCTCAAAAGTTTGTATGTGCAAATTCGCCGAAGTATTCTTTCGCCGCGGCGTCGTATGCTTGGGCCGCTTCGGTCTCGGAATCGAAGTAGCCGAGAAGGGTTTCTCGTCCTTTCATCTTGATTCGGGCTCGCCATTTAGCAGCACCCCAATGCCATGACACGCCTTTGAATTTTGACGTTCCTTTTCGTGGCCTTCCGTTCTGGTGATTTTGTGCCGTGGTCGCGCAACGGAGATTATTTCGCCGGTTGTTCAGACCATCGCCGTCTTTGTGGTCGGTCTCAAAGCCGGACGGGGGCTGCAAGATTTCCCGGTGCATAGCGATCAGTGTCCGCTTGCCTTTTTTGCGGGACGTGGTTCGCACGGCATACCAGGTATGATGCGATTTGCACGCACGCCACTTCCACCGACTCAGCCAGTCATAGTCAGCATCGTCAACGATGGTTGCTTTACCCCGTGTAAGTTTAATCTCCTTCATGTTCATCTCCAAAAAAAATAGGTGAGCGGCTAATGTTCATGCTTCTCGATAGGCTCAAGGACGAGAGCCAGCACCCAGGGGTTGTCTCCCCATCGCTCGCCGGGCTTCGGATGAAGGCGGTCCCAGAGCATAGCGAAATTCTCTATTGAAGTCCGGTTCGCATATTCATGATCGCCATCTTTATACTCAGCGATACCCTCTGCTCTTGCGTCAATGATGCTGATGTCCTGCACGCGTTCGACTCGGACGCCAGTGACTTCCCGCCAAATGCGAGCAAACTTTTTCGGCATGAAACGGCCGGTACGTACCCTGCCCATGTGCTTGTCGCGTTTCCAACCTAAGTGGTCGGGGAACCAGATATTGATGCCGACAGGAATAGCCCGTGGCGGTACGGAATCATATTGACGGTCTGCCGCCCAAGTCTCTTTAGCATAGAGGTGGTCCCCGACCCGATAGCGGGATTCTTTGCCAATTTCTTTGGACAAAAATTCTGCCGTGCATGAATTAAGTTGCACTTTTTTGGTTCGCCAGGACCAGCCTGCGGCTTTTAAGCCATTGCGCTCTTCCCAATTCGGTTGTGGTTTAATTAATCGCCGCGTCTGCGTCTTTCGGTTATCGAGAAACGCCTGAGCCATTGCCTCACAAGTATTCAATCCCAGTTCGCGTGCCATCAGTCACCGCCTTTCTCGCTTGCATCGCGCAGTTGGCATATTAGATGAACAACGGCCTCAATGGCCTTTTCTCTGTCAGGCGTTTCGTCGGCCACTGCAAAACCACAAGACAAATCAGACTCCAGTATTTGAGAGGCGACCCCTTTGGCCCATTTAGCATAGGAAAATCGTTTGATATGTTTCGCTCGTTCACGCGCCATCAGTCACCGTCCTTTCTCGAACAATCGGGACATACCCATTTGCCTTTGATTTTTCGCCAGCCATCGTGTCGCAGAATCTGGACGAACAATTTCTTCGTCGGCTCGCTCCACTGGAACCAGAACGCGCAGCGAGAACACCAAGCCGTATGTTCCGTCATGATTTTGCCCTCACCCGGCATGATCAGTCACCGTCCTTCCGCTGGGTATTTTCTTCGCAAGCGATCCAACCGGCGGCGAAGGTCCTCTCAAGCCGATTCTTGAGGTAGATGTCATTGGCCTCTAAGGGCTTCGAGTTGAGGGTGTTGGCCTTGCACAAAAACTGGCCTTGTTCACTCTGAAAAAACTCGTCGTGTGCTTTTTTGAATGGTGTTTCCATATCAGTCACCTATGAAATTTTCAGGGAGATTTTGACGGTTTTCCCGCAGTTTACACATTTTTGCTTTTTCCCTTCCTTGGTACTAATCGCAATGGAATCTACACCCTCTCCTTCCCAATTATAGATTTGGTGGTCAGTTGTTTTAATAACTGTGTAAAAACCACAAGTATCCCCGCAGTCAGGGCATTTGTATTGAGCCTTCGCCATCAGTCACCGCCTTTCTCTTCTGTCGCACTACAGAAGCCGGGCAGGGCTTTCTGGAAGCCCCGAGCCTGCAAACTCTCATAGAATGTCTGCTTGTGCGCACGGTCGAACAGGTAGGGCAAAAAGACTTCCAGAACGTCAACCTGGGCAAGTTCCACCATTGCCATCTGCGCATCGACCCAATCCGCCAGAATCTTCCACGCCGTGCGCTCCGCCTGCTGAGTAATGTGTTTGTAGGTGTCCTTGCGCGGTCTGCGTACCTCAGCCCGCAGCACCTTCTCGGCAGCCGCAATCCGGGCAGGAAGGTGAAACGGCAATTCGATTCCGTTGCTGTGAATGATAAAGGCAATCGACGCCACCCTGCCGTCGGCTGTGTATTCCTTGAGGATTTGCCTGGCCCCATGACGCGCCAGTTTGTCCTCAATCCAGCTTATCGACCGACTGGCCGATACCTGACTGGTGTAGTTTTTTAGTGCCATTTGACTCCTTTCAAAGGTTGCCGCAGATCACCCGCTGCGGCGCCGGGTTTAAGGAGTTATGAAAACCTCAAGGCCGGAGTTTTCCGCCCACTTGCCGGCTGGGGCTATGTGGAGATAACAGTCTCAACTTTTCAAGGCCATCGTCCGCGTTTTCCTTTCTTTCAAAAAAGCCGGCAGCGCGGGTCGCTACCCCGCGTATCGGCCAGCGCACTTCTTCGCTGCCGGTCGTATTCACGTGTCAGAAAAATCAGGGCCGGGTTGACCCTTTTTGCCGAAGTAATCAAGCCCCGGCCCTGTCACGGCCTTACAAAAACGTCTTGATAAACAGCGATTCCTCAATGTCCTTGCGCACCATCTTCTTGTCCATGTTGTCGGACGAACAATGCAGTAGGTGGATCTCCCGGCATTGGCTCAGGTTACAAAACTCCTTCACGTACCGTTTCGCCACACGCCATTCGGTATGAGAGACGAGCAGTCGCTCGGCCAGCGTCTCGTTGATCTCCTGTCGCTCCACGCGTCCGGCCAATACGTCTTTGTCGTAGCTGGCCGAGATGGCAATGATATCGAACGCGATACCGAATCGCTGCGTGATGTGCGAGGTGTCGGTGACGAAAAAAAGGTTCTCATCCCCGGCATTTTCGTGGACGATGAACCCCAACGGCTCCTTCGCATCGTGGTGGACCGCGAAGGGGAATACCTCGAACGTCTCGCTGATGGCAAATCGTTCCCCGTCTCGGATGGTGTGCGTCCGTCGATGCAGGTGCAGCGACTCTTCAATCCCCAGGAATGTGCCTTCGCTCGCATAGACATCAATCCCAGCCTTTAGGATATTCTCAACGCCCTGGCTGTGGTCCTTGTGTTCGTGTGTGACCAAGCAACCGTCGATAGCCGTCAGATCGTACTTGAGGGCCTTCTGGAGTTTCTTCCACGTCACGCCGCACTCAATGAGCAACCGCCTCCCGTTGGCCGCGGTGACGGTGTAAAAGTTGCCCGAGCTCGATGAGTAGAAGGTCTCAAACGTCATCGGTAGTCCCCGGCCTCGTTCTGGTCGCCGTTAGCCTCTGGATTCAGGCAGATTTGGAGCGTGCCACAGCCTGGGCATTTCGCTACGCTGTTATTCGGCCCCGTCATCGCCGGATCATTGAATGTCAGTCCGCACCCGGCGTTTCGACAGAGATACTTGAACTTGGGGATTTCAGTCGTTGGCGACTCAGTGGTAGTCGTCTTCTTGCCTTTGCCTCTGGTTCGCTTCTTATCTTCCGCTGCTGGCGGCAGAGATTTACCGTTCTCGAAGTTAGCATCGACCGGGTCGCTGCCCAGGTCGGCGGCGATGAACGCGGAGGCGTCCGTCGAAGCCTCGTCAAACGTATCGCGGTCGGCGGTGATCATCTCCTGCATTTCAATCGACATGACGCCATAGCGCTTCAGGCATCGCAGCAGCACGGTCTTGTTGCCCATCGGGATCGGGTCCGTGGACCACGGTGAGGCTTTCTTGCCCGCACTCACGTCGTACTGATAGGCTTTGCTGTACCGCCGGGCGTGGGCCATGACTTCGGCATGAGTCATGTAGTCGGATTTCTCAAACCCGGTAATCAGTTTGAAATACACGTAGTGTCCGACGACATCTCCGTCCGTGCGCTTGTCGCTGTACCGTAGTTTGAACGTGTCCGGGTCATTGAACGTCACAACACCGGTGATCGGGTTGTGGCTCTTGAGTTCGTCGCGGTAGATTTCCGAGCAATGGATGGTTTGATACTGGCCCGAGCGTATGCACAGTTGAATGACCCCGCGATACATGATTTGAAAGACCGCTTCCTGGCCATAGGGGACAATCGCCGCATGGCCCAGGGCCGGGTCAATGGCTAAATTCACGGTCGCTGCACGCATCGCCGCCCGGCAGACGCTGCCTGGATTCTGTCGGGCAACCTCCAGTAGTTGTTTGCTGCTGCCGACGACGTTGATAATGGAATTGATGAACGCCCCGGACCGCTTGCCCAATACGTCCTCGAATCGCTTTTTGATCGACTCGTCGGACAAATAACCCTTCATAATTCCCAACGGTCCTGCCGGTCGTTTCTGAATTTCACCTGTCTCTGTCTGTGTCATGGTTTTCCTTCCTTTCGTATTCTTTTATTCTTGCTCTTGCGAGCAGCCAAAAAACCCAACTTGCCGCCTTGAGAATTTCAAGGGTAGTCTTGTACTCAAAGTTCTTCTCGAAATCGTATTTTTTGAATTCAGCACTATATTGCGGTGCATTTCTGCACATCTGACTGGTTTTCAGATGCAATTGCAGAATATCATCTAACAACGAATTCAATCGGTCGCGTCTTTTCTTCAGCGTGGCCCGCGTTGCTTTCATGCTGCTACCACCTTCTCTGCGACTTCGATTGTCAATTCGCTCATGCCCTTCTCGGCGTACAATTCGATCACCTGTGACCGGGCCTCTAACGGCAGGGTCAGCGATTCGGCGTGGTCAATCCATAAAGGTACGCTGATACCGTAATGCTCCGACAGGGCATTGATGACATCGACGCCCGCGAGGATCTGCTGGCCCGTTGACATATCCATATAGGGCACGCCGTTGAGCATCGCCTCGCACGTATCCTCGATACTGCCGTTGAGGTTGTAGTTGAACAGCTTGAACTGCACGTGCGTGAACCTGCTGTTGACGGCCTCTTCGATCAGGCGGCTCTCGGCGGCCTTGTACTGGTCGATCTCGGCCAACTCCCGGTCAATGTCGGCGATCTTCTGTGCAAGGTCTTTTTCTTTGGCCTCCAACTCGGCAATACGGGTCTTGTCGGCCTTGGCGCGGTCGGCTTGGGCGAGAGCTGTATTGACCTTATCGAGTTCTCGCTGGGCTTCATTCTTCCGGCTCTCGATAGCATCCAGTTGTTCGGTGACGGGGGCGCCGATTTCGGCTTTAGCCTTCTCGATCTGCTCGGTCAGTTTGCACCACTCGGCATCCTGCGTCATATCCGGCTCGGGCCGATTCAGAATCGCTGCGTCAATTTCGGCGACACGCTTCCTGCCGGCATCGCACGCGGCCTGGAATTGCTTGTACAGTTCGGCGGCTTTGGTCGAGAGTTGCCGTTTTTGTAATTGGAAACCGTCAATCTCGGCAGAGCGGTGTTCGACAGTCTCTTTCAACCTGTTAGCAGCCTCTTCGAGTTGGTCGTGTTTAGCCTGTTGTTCGGCTTTGTTGTCTTCGAGCTTGGCCTTCGGGAGCTTCTGGCCGCAGGCGTAGCAGACCGAGGCGATGTTGACCTTATCGATGGCGTCAATTTCGCCCCGAGTCCGTTCAAGGTTCTGCTGAACCTGATTCAACTCATGCTGAGCCGTTTCGATACTGGCCTCTATCGACTTAATCTGCCGATGCAGGGCGTTAATCCCCTCTTCTTTGGCGGCAAGCTCATCATTGATTCTGGCCTTCTCGTCACGGAGGGGCTGCGTCGGGTCCTGCTCGGCCCTTACGATGCTCTCGCGGTGAAGGCGCTGAACAGTCAGGTGGTTCTCGGCCTCCATTCTCGCCTGCCGGTCTTTTTCTTGACCAAGAAGAATGTTTCGGTCACTATTGAGACTCTGAAATGTTTGCGTGATATTCTGGCGTTTAACTTGGAGTTTTGAGGTCTCCTGCTCGGCGTAGCCGTTCATGGCACGGCGGATCTCGTCGATGCGCGGGTTGATTTCGTCCCGCTCTTTGGTATGCCGCACCTTCCGATCGTGCAGAACCTTCCCGTAGTCATTGTAGGACCGGCCATTGACCGAAACCAGCAGGCTCTCGAAGCCCTGGGGCTTGGCCACCGTGCCGGCGAAGGTCAGCAGCGTCCTTCGCCGTTCGGTGTGGTGGAGCTTGGAGTTGAAGTACGACAGGTCGGCCAGCATCTTGAACGTCTCCTCGGGAATCAGCGAGTCGATGAATGCTTGGTATTTGCCGACCGTCATGGGGACCTCATTGACCCAGCATAGCGTCTCGTAGCCCTTGAACTGGTCTTTGACGACCTTCTCGTGCTGCTCTTTGCGGAGCGTGTGCGTCTGACCGTTGGCGGCAATCGTCGCTTCGGACATAACGACCAGGCCCTTGATCGCATGGTTGTGCTCATCGAGCGGCCTGACCTCGAAGTCCTTGCGCCAAGTAGAGTCTTTACCAAATAACGGCCAGAGCCAGCCATCATAGAGCGTTGTCTTTCCGATTCCGTTCTCGGCGTGAATCCGGGCGTTCTGCCCATCCAATGAGACTTCAAAGCGCCGGAGTCCCTTGAAGTTTTCCAACGTCAGATTGAGTAATGTTAGTGTGTCCATAGTGTTCTCCTTTCTCAGACCGTCCAGAGCCACACCGTGACGCTAAGCAGCCCGATCAACAGTTCCTTGAGTTCTCGTTTCATGGTTTCTTCGCCTCTATCGCCGCCTTAACAATGTCAACGAACGTCCATCTTCGGACTTTCAGAAACGGTCCCTTATGGTGAGGATCGCTGTAAATGCGCCGCGTGATCGGGTAGAGATTGTAGAGCCAGAAGCGCAAGGGTTCGTGACTTTGATAGACGGTCAGTTGATAGTGCGTCTGCGCGACCTTCTCAGTCAGTTCCATATCGTTCTCGAAGGCCAAGTCCGAGGCTTCCTCAAACGTGTCGGTGGAGATTTGACGCCTGCGGTCTTTCTGCCGTCTAACGTATTCGCGGTGTTCTCGGAATGCGTCGCCCATTTCAGTCATGGCATCACCTGCTCCTCGCAATCTTTACTTGCAGATATGGTTCGGTCATGGGTTTACTCCCAGCCCTTTCTTGGCCAGAGCGATGGCGGCGTTAACTCCTCCAATCGCCCTTGCTAATTTATCGCGCATAGTCTGGGTATCGGATACACCGATACTTTCGGCTATGCCAGCGAGATACTCTGCCCGATTGACCAGTTGGCGGCAGAGGGCTTCCAACTCTCTTTGTCTCTTGCCGATGCGTTCCTCGATCGCGGAAGCGGATTCGGACCAGTTATCTATGAGATCACATGAACCACAATACTCACTACCCGAGTCGCCTTCGTGAACGCACGTGTCACATGTATGATGATTCAGTTCGCTGTTCATGGTTCAATCTCCCTTCCGTCGCCGTCGAACGCCAGTGGCATGAAGAAAGCCGCCAGCATCACCAAAATTGTCTTTAGTAGTTTCATAATGTCCCCCATGGGTTTACTCCCAGCTTCTTCGCCTCGGCCAGGTCGATATCGGCGACCAGTTTTTGATAAACACAGCCGCTTGTGATTCGACCATCGCCATTGTCGATTAGTTCTAAACATTGTCGGACCGCCTTGCAGTCGTCGAGCAGGGCCGGGGCGGCTTGTTCCAGGCGACAGGCCGGGCAATCGGAATAGAAGGGTGTGTCGCCGACTTTGTGGTTGTGCTCCATTTCGTTTCTCCTTTCTATGGCCCGGTCTATTTCTTTGCTGACAATATCGCTATGTTCACGTTGAGTTCAGGGAGATTATAGACTGTCTCATCTTCTGCAATCTTGACCGTACTGGTACTCCATTCCAGGATGTCTTTCATCCGAAGTTTCTTATTACCCGTTACCGTTCTTGCTTCCTGAAGGATCGCTCGTTCAAGGTCTCTCATTGCCATATCGTTTCTCCTTTTCTAAAGGCCGGGCTGGGGCTCCGTGCTCATTGTTCCAATTTGTCCATCAATTCTCTGACTTCTTGCTGCTCTGGTATTCCACCGAGATCGTCTGCTAATTCATAATCCAAGTCCGTTGAGACACACGCGATTTCTAAGAGATACAAAGCCGTAGTTATTAAGTCTTTTTCTCGTTGGGTAAGGTTCATTTTCGTCCTTTCAAAAGCCGGGCGTGGGGCTCCATCCCCGCCAGCCTGTTCGAGGCGGCTGTTCGTCCGTGTCACGTGCCCGGCTATTTACTTTTCAAAAGCCCAGACCCCCATGCCGAGGCGCAAGGGCCGGGACTGAACATCAAGATTGTTGCGGTATTTGCTCGGCCACGACCTCAGAGAGAATCTCGATGAGACGCGCACCAATGTCAGGTACGCGATCTCGGTATTCTTGTGGGATTTTCAGAGCATCTGCGCACTCACGACAGATTTCGTAATACAAGTGTGCGCTAGAATAGGCGTCTGCGTTCACAGTGAGAGGAACCCAACCTGTGGGCACATTCGAGGATTGACCTGCCTTCTGTTCTGCCAACTTTCCACATTTGTCGCATTTGTGAATAATCATGTTCTGTCCCTTTCGTAATGAGGTTGTCAAAGAAGCCGAATTTTCCGATTCGTTGACGACCAGAATGTATAGTGGTAGGTCAGAGGCGTTCGTTGTTCTTTACGCAAGACACGTACTGTCTCTGGCCCAACTGTGCCCAGACAAATCGCAGGACTACCGATGAGTATGCCGAACTGCGCGTACGCCTTTTCAGTTGCCTCTAAAATATATCCCCATTGGTACATTGATTTATCCATTCTCGTTTTCCTTTCAAATATGTGGGGCCACAGACTTTTGGTCATCCATGACCCCACTGCGGAGGAGGTGATGAAAAGCTGATGATATGGCGGGTGCCGGGATCGAACCGACCTAATCGGCTTATGAGACCGCCCAATTCACCAGAATTGTAACCCGCGAGCAATGGTATCGGCTGCCTCTCACGCCGTTTCCAAATTTGCATTGATCCACCCCAGCAATTCGTCACATTTGAGAAACAGTTTGTGCCCGAGCCTGTAGAACCGGATGCCGTTGCCGGGCTGCCGCCGCCAGCCGTAAATGGTGGTTTTCGGAATCCCTGTGACCTGGGCGGCTTTGCTGACCGTAATCAGGCCCCCGGGGTTCATCTCAGCCGGCAACTGAATGTAGGCTCTCTGCCGCATTTTCTTCTTGACTTCTCTGTCTGGGTGGTAGATACTTGTCGAGAATGGCACGGAGGGCCGCACTAAAATTCCCATGGAGCTGGTACTCGGGGCTCGCATACAGCCGTTGCAGAAGATCGGGTTTCAGCGTGGTTTGCAGCAATTGCAACTTTGGTCTTTTGGGTCGTTTCTTGGCCATGATGGCCTCCTATAGTGAAATTATAAAGTTTTATGACCGCATCATAAAGTGTATCGGCCATTGTGTCAAGGGGATTTTATGAAATTTTCAGAGAATTTTTTGGGACTATCATAAGTGGCGGAAGGTGAAAGGGTTATGTAAGATGAATTTTATGGCTGAAAAAGAAAAAAAGCCGGGCCAGCCCAAAAACGAATACTACTTCGGGGGTCCGGTCCCCAGGGATGTTCAGGAACGCTTAGAGCCGTGCCGCGACCGCGGCATGTTGAACCAGACGATAGCCCGAAAACTGGCCTATCTCTGGCTGGCGTTGCCGGAAGAAAAGCAGAATCAACTCTATTTCAGCAGTATCGACGCGGACTTCGACTTGCAGGACCAGGCCACCGCCGACCTGTTGGCGTTAGTCGATGAAGTCATTGTGGGAAATCTGCTGGCGCACTTGCCGGAAAGTGCAAAGCTCGCCGAATTCTATGCCGCCGCTCAACGGCCCGCGTCAAAGCAACGAGGTAGGTAGTCTCGTCCTCGGCCAATAATGCCGTCAGGCGCCGCATAGTTTTGATTCTGGTCGCTGAAAGTAGAATCGTGGCTGGACCCGAACGATCACTGCGAAAACTTTTCATTCTAGGCTCCTATCTGGGTAGTCCAGCCCTCCTATTTGATGAATGTACCAACAGACATGGAAAATGTAATGGTGATGGTGGCAAATTATTCTTGAGAGCAACCGCCTCTTCGAAGGTCGTGACATGCGGGTCGCGTTTGGGGCGCGTTTGCAGTCCACGTATGCGACGTATGCAACTTTGGCCGGCTACCCTGAGTGGCGATTCTGGCTCAAAACCGCGTTTTTACGCTTACGCCCGTAGCTCAGTAGGATAGAGCGTCGGTTTCCTAAACCGAATTTTGAGGCTTTAAGTAGTTGCAGTTGAAAGACTTAGTAAAACATGGGTCGCGTTTGGGGCGCTTTTGGAGGCACTTTGGAATGAAACGAATACGCATCTATAAGAGGCCGGATCGTCCGGGCTGGCACGTCAGTTGGCGAGAGGACGGCAAGGAACACAAAAGAAGCTTCCCGAACAAGAAGCTCGCCGACCATTACGCCCAGGTGAAATACGCGGAGCTGAACAGCGGCGTCTTTCGCTCCGTCATCGACATGGCTTGGCCGGATCTCGTTGCGGAGTACGCCCGGACCTACGATGTCCGGCGACTGACGCCCGCGGCCAAATATGAGGGAACTCTCACGTTGAGGCATTTTGCAAGCCTGGTTGGCCCTGTGAGCTCTCAAAAGATTAGGCAGGGTATAATTGATGCTTTCCTGTTGGCCCGTATGGAGGCCGTGGGTGAATGGACGCTAAATAAAGAGATTGCGAACCTTCGGGCCTTTCTCCGGTGGGCCAAGAAACGCCGGTATGTCGGCGGCGATTTGGAAGTCGAGAAGGTCAAGGCCACGCCCCGGCTGGTAATGAGCCTGACGGACGCCCAGGTGCGAAACCTGCTGATTGCCGCCCGGAACCGCAGCGACTGCTGGTACGTGAGGGTCCTCTTGGCCCTAACCACCGGGCTTCGAAGCAAGGACATCGACCGCCTCAGCGTCCAGGACATCGACTTCGAGAACCACGCCGTCCTTACGCGGTCGAAGAAAACCCGCAAGGCGATGGCGGCCCGGCCGCTGCACTCCTTCATTGTCCCGGTGCTGGCCCGCTATGTGGCCGAGTTTCCAGCCGGCCAGGTCGGGCTGCTGGCCGGCGACTCGAATACGCACAAGAAATGGAAGGCAATCCGGCAGCGGGCGGGACTGCCGGATCTGAGGTTCCACGACTTGCGCTCCGTGTTCTCGACCGCCCTGCAGGCGCGAGACGTGCCGCTGTCCGTCGTCCAGACTCTGCTCGAACACAGCTCGCCGGCGCTCACGGCGAAGACCTATACGAACGCAGACCCACTGCTGGCACCCGCCGTTGAGCGATTGCCCGTCGCGCAGTGGCTTGAATCCCTTTAGATTAGAGAGGAAAGGTGTTTACTATGTACAGAACAATAATTGTCGCGTGTCTCCTGCTGGCGTGCTGCTCAGGCTGCGCGTCCATCTTTTGCGGGGACCATAAGACCGTGAACATCAGCAGCGACCCCCAGGGTGCCGACTTCGAGATCGCCACGCCAGGCGGGAGGGTTATCGAAGCCGGTCGAACACCGGCCAACGTCACCCTCAAGCGGGGCAGAGGCTACTTCCAGGCCGGCGATTACACCATCCGTCTGGAGAAAGAGGGCTATGAGACGGCCGAGCGCCCCATAGCCCAGGGCTTCGAGACGGGCTGGTACTTTGTCGGCAATGGCGTGTGGATGGTTCCGGGCTGGGTGATCGGCTGGCTGGTGGTGGACCCGGCGACAGGCGCCATGTGGACGATTGAAGATGTGTACGTCAAGCTCAGGCTGAAGTCTGGCGGTCAGACTCAGGCAGGTCCGGGAGTGAGGTAATTTATGGCCCTACAGAAATGTTTAGATTGCGACGGCCAAGTCAGTGATAAGGCGACGGTCTGCCCTCATTGCGGACGCCCTACCGCCAGGGCGATTCGCAGCAAGCGGCTGGCGTCGGCGGGCCGGAGCTTGCTGATGGTCGTGGCGATTCTGTCTATCATTCCGGCCGTCAAGATTCTCGGCCCTTACGGGTTGATGGTCCCGGCGGTGCTGACGGTGCTGACATTCTTGACCAAAGAGTGAAGGGCTTCTGTAGCTTGATCGCAGGTGATACCGCATTGGCCAAGCAGACGGGAGAAGTTGACGGTCATATTCTCGATGTCGGAGTCTGAGTAATTCATTGTGTCCACACCCCAAAAGACCAGGTTGCGTCGTATTCGCTCAATCGCTCGCCTCCGACGCCAGAGGTTCCACTGTTTTCTGAGCTTAGCTATAATGGTTCGCATGGGTTTCATTGTACCAACTCCTTATCGCTTTGGTGAAGCGGTTAAAAGCCCCGGCCCCCGGGACGCGCCAAGGGGGCGGGGCCGGTAGAAAGCCTATTCACTTACGCGACACGCATACTCGCGCGTCAGATTACGTCCGTGCCACGCCTGCGTGACTTGCAGGCTCTTGCGCTCGATTTGGGCGTCACACTCCTCGCACTGGCCTTTGTGCACCCGCACTGCGATTTGGGCATCTGGCATCAATTTTTCCGCGCGCGACACAGCGGCATAATCCGCCGCCGTCCACTCGTCGCAATATTCGGCCTCGAATACAGACCGATGGTCGCAACAATCCTCATCGTGGTCGATGTCCTGGGCCTGGAGTCGGTCATAGCGAGGCCAGCGGGCCTGATCGCCCATCGCCGCGAATACGTGATCGTGGACGATGGTGTTGATTTCGGCCGCCGGCAACCGTCCCAGCTCCAGCCGTCCGAGCTGGGACTCCGTGCCGATCTCTCGCACCAGCGCCTCACACGCCTCAGCGTAGAGCCGCTCACTTTCCTTTTTGGCAGCCTCCTCCTCGGCTCGTTTCCGCTCGCGCTCGGCATGCTGGTCGATAACCGCCTGGATCGTAGCCTGATTCTGGGCCTCGAGCTCGGCCGTCCACGCCGCATATTCGGCGGCGCACTCCTCCGGCAGATATGCCACGTCCATGTCTGGATTGACCAGATTATTGACGTATCCACCTACGGCTTGCACATACTGCTGCCCCTTCCTCACGCGCCGCTCGCGCAGACCGGTCACGGCTCGCTCTGTCTGCTTCTGCCTGTATGCTGCAGCATCGACCTTCTGCTCCGCCCGCTTCGCCAGGGTGGCCTGGATGACTGCCCGTACCGCCTCCAGGTCCGCCGTCGGTACATAGAGCGAACTGCCGTGACCGCCCGCGAAATAACGGGCCCGGCCGTCCACACCGGGCAGCTCATCCGCGAGTACCGCTCGCTCCTGCTCCGTGAGGGATTCGAGCCACTCTTGGGTTAGCTCCAAATCCTGCGGTCCGTGAGTAGTCGAGTTGCGGCGGATTGCGTCGGCTGCTGATACATTGACTTTTACGTACATGATACACCTCTTTCTCCGGCCATGCCGGAATTTGCCTCTCGGCCATGCCGAGGGCGTAATGTGGTTGTGATGTCACACAAGGCCCCGGGCCGGAGTCGAACCGGCGAGCCGGACGGGGCTGGCAAATGCTTAGTCACTCACGCGGATACGGATATGCCCGCAGAGTGGGATGCACAGGGCGACCAGTGGGATGGCGCGAGCAAAAGTCGCTAAATGCTTCCTCGGTGAATGGCAGGACTTCTGTCGCAGCGTCGCTGCAAGCGCGGGAAATGCGGCAAATCTCATCGTCGGCCAAGTCGCCCATCACCGCGTTGACCTGCGTACAGGTGATCAGAATAGTCCCGGTGGGCGTGGCGGACATTACCATACGTTCATTTCGATTAGCTTTCATTTTGCTACCCTTTCGATTTGAGCATTATCGCTCAATGCTCTGAGCGGGAGTCGAACCCGCAAGCCGCTCAAACGTCGAGCAGCTCCCGGCAGAGCGATGCGTTTTGTTTTTCACTTACCGCGATGCCGTCCCGGTCCCGCTATCAAACGTCCGCCGGCTCAAGCGTGGCCGACCCGTATGACAGCGCCGTGAGCCGAGGTCTCGGCTCGTCGTGGCGTGCATCTCAGAATTCGAGGCTTGCGATTTGTTTCGCTTCTCGGGTTCACCAGAGCGTGTTTTGCTATGGCGTTTGCCCTACCGGCACCCGTAACTCGGACCTGACCTCTTTGCTTCCTTTTGGCCCCGTGTCTTATTAACTTTTCAATTGATCATTTATTCTGTATGTATTATCGACTATATCTTATGGTTTGTCCATAAGATTCTATGAAATATCTATAAAATAAGTGCTTTCCGACCCTAAGTCTTTGTAAAATCAAGGGTTATGAACGCCAGTATTTTGCCCAAAAACCCATTATTTTTTGGCTATCTGACGGCAGGGGCAACGTTTGTGATTGTGTTAGACGGACTGCAAATAAGCGGACCTGTTCTATGAGCGGTTCACCGTTTGTCTTAGCCACGCGCCAGCTTCAAATCGTAGGCCCCTGGCTTGGGCAGGGCTGGCCAAACGCCATTCGGGATAGGGAGAAAATGGTCAGGATGGTTTCCGGGCCAAATCGATGCTTAGAGCGGCCAGAATTCTGGCCAGTAAGTCAGCCTTCATCTCGGTGCGGCCAGACAGAAAGTTGTAGATTGCCACCTGTCCGCAACCGACCTGGGCGGCGAGCTTGGGGACGCTCATCTTGCGGGCGTCGAGGGCTGTTCGAATCGTCTTGCGAAAATCAATCTTTGTCATGCTTGCTCCAAAAACCCCGGCCCGGCGGCGCAACGGCACACCGGGCGGGGTTAAAAATCTATTGTAGGGTTGCATCTTCCATTTTGGATTGTGCGATTAGCAACCGAGCCTCATGCCTCGTTTTGCATGGAGGATTGTCCCATGCCCGGCGAACACCATCAGGGCCAGTGCGAATAACCCGCCAATGCCCGGCATTGTCTTGTTGGATTTCGTATCGGGTTTGTTGTCGTTTTTCGTACTCGTTCATTTTCCTACCCTTTCTTTCTCACTGGTTTCATAACACCCGGCCCGGCGGCGCAACGGCCAACCGGGCGGGTAGAAAATGCTCAGTCATCGAGTGCCTGTTCTTCCGCGCCCTCGCGGCTGGCATACCAGCGGGCATATGCTGTCATACGGTTGCCGATGTACCAATCATCAGGGATTAGCCAATAGCCCGTTACCATTTGCTCATCATCTTCGAGGATAAAAATACCATCTTTGTATTCTTCCATCGTGATTTCTGCGGCTGCCTTAATCATTTTCCTACCCTTTCTTTAGAGTTTTGATTTACAGTTTACGTCATGCAATTTTTGGTCGAAGGTGTCGGACGAAGCAGTCACAGGCTGATTTTGTCGTCCGAGCAGTGCATAATCGTTGATAGGCTCGTTCGCAACGGCGACATATATTATTTGTTGTCTCGGTTTGTTGTTTCGTTTCCATTTTCTACCCTTTCATTGTGCCCTCGCGGGCGACCATAAATCGGTTATCTACTATATCGTCAAGTGTATAGCCTGTACGATAGTTTGTCAATATGTTTTTTCTGAGATTTTGCAGAAATAATTGAAAATGTCGCGTATTGAGCTAAAAACGTGGATTTTCAGGAAAGATTTTCTATGCGTAAAATGGCGTCGTTTTGGGGCGACGCTCGATTTGTGATTAGGGCAGAGGGCAGAGGGCAGAGGGCGGGGGGCCTCAGTTCCCGCCCTTGCCACATGGGAAAGAAACGATGAAGATGTCGAACAGCAGAATAATGGTCAGCCTTCAACCGGCGTTGCCTCATCAGTAAGGCCGACCGAATCGTTGAACGTGCAGAAGACATTTCTGACGACTGTTCTTGCATCAGTAAGGCCGACCGAATCGTTTATGACAAACGCACGGGGAACCGTAAGGTCGTACTGCTGCCAGGAATCATATCCGGCACGGACAGCATAGAGCACGAAGCGGAGCTGAGTTTGCAACCCGCCAAAGTCGGACAGCTCGTGGGCCTCTGTGTATTCGTAAGTTGTCCCCGTGATCCCCGTCTCTGTGTGAACCCGGATATTGTCCGCGGCGTAGATTTTCAGCGTATAGGTGACGCCGGATTCCGGCCCGATGCCGGCGGCGTCATGCTCGACCAGCTCGGTAATCTGCTGTGTGCGGTCGCGGTGAGTCCAGGTCAGCGTAGGCTGGCCCGTGAAAGTCGAAGGATAGCTGACTGTGTTGATTTTCAGGTTGCCCGGCGGATAGGGCCGGATGGCCCGGCTGTTGAAGGCCGTCGCGTTGTCGATCGGCGCCGAGGCTTCGGCGAGCTGGCCCTTGCCCGTGCGCGGGCAGACCTTGACGCCCGGCGTGTCGGTTGCCTCGTACTGTTCAGCCCCGATGTAATTGGCCGAGCCAAGGAACCAGATGCGATCGGTTATTGAGTGCGCGGTTGGCACTGTATCGAGAACCCCTCGTGCCAAGGTCACGCGGCTGTTGGCCGTATCGACGGCCGTCACCTTGACGATCTCACTCCCCACCATCGCATAGGTATTCACGGCCACTTGATCCAGGTTCACAATGTTGGCTAGGTCAACTATCTGGTCCACCGCATTCAACGGCATAGTCTCGGCCAGCGTGGCCGTTGGCGTGAAGGTTCCGCGCCCGTCGCTCACGAAGGGATCGGACCCGGACGGGCGAATGAACGCTTCGTAGTCCAGGGCGTCGCTGCTCGGTTTTTGAGCGGCCACCATGAGCCAGCCCTGGTCGCCGTCGATAATCTCGGGATCTGGCAGGCCTATCTCGACCACCAAGCTCCAGAACGGCGCCTCGACCAATAAGCGATTCGGGGCCACCGCCGGTTCCGAAACCGGGTCCGTCCAGCCCGTACCCGGCGGGGCCGAGAAAATAGCATCATGTGTCCTAAAAACATCCTCGACGCAATGCAACGTGACCTTGCCGTCTTCGAGCGTGCCAAAATTAGTGTCGATAACGCGCACGACAAGCTGGACGATGCGGTGGGCTGCGGAACTGATTTTGATCACATCGAAGGGCCGCAGGTGCGCCATGGTCCGTTTGCCTTTGATTGTCATCGTCGCCAGCATCGAGGTTACAAGTTGCCGCTCCCTGGCTGCAAGTTGCCCGCCGAGAACGGGCTTTGTGACGGCGAAGAAGTCCCGCTCCAGCGGAATCGACTTGCCGCCCTGGATGTCCATGACCGCAATGTCGTGATCGGGAATCGCCGTGACCGTGTTATTGAGCACGTCCGTTATGCGCACGTTCACAACGTCGGGGATCTCGCCGTAACACTCGCGGCCGAAATTCTCGACGGCGTCGATGTCGGACTCATCGAAACTTTCAAGCTCTCCCACGACCTCTCTGGCCAGTCTGAACACGAAGAGCCCGGTTTCGGGGTCTTGATAGATTCGACCGTTGATCGTCGTCAGCACGTCCCGAATCAAATCCTCGATGCTCTCGTTTGCATCGTACCAATGGCGACTCACGCCGAAGCCTTCCGTGTGCAGCGTATCGGCCGCCGCCAGCCATGATGTACTGTCGATGAGACTGTCCGAATACCCTAAGCCCCACCTGGTGTTTGTATAGCACTCGCGTAAAACGTGGGCCGCATTCAGGTCCCCGCTGATGTCCGCTTTGTCTTTGTACCATTGCGGCGAGCCGTCATCGAGGATATCCGTGCGCTTCAGCAGAAAGCTCCACGGTTTCGGGTATTTGGACGTGCCGATATTGACCTGCTTGAGAATCGCCCTGACCAGCCCGCGGCCGGCGCTAATGTCTGCTCCCAGCTTGGACGCCAGATAAGCGTTGACGGCTTGGCTTGAAGCGCCGTATTCGATATCAATACTGCCGACGATCCCGCCCTCGCCGTCCTCGCCACCGAACAGGTTCGGCAGGTCGATAGTGATTGAAGTCTCGCCATCGTCGGCCAACTCGGTCGGATCATCCGGGTTCGGCCATGCGACCTTGTCGGCCGCGCGAATCTGTTTGACGCCATCTATAGGGCCGTGGCAGAGCTTAAATTCCACCCCTGCCGAATAATGATAGCCGACCGTCTGATAAATCGGGTTATGCGAGCCCTTGTGCCCACCCATGCCCCATTTCCAGTCGAACTTTTCCCCGACTTTCTTGCGAATCGCTCGGGTCGAAATATCCCCCCACCACGCAACGGTCGGATTCGACACGAACTTCGGCGTCCCGAAGATCACCCCGTATGGCCGGCCTTCCTCGATTTCAGGCCACTCAAGGTTCGATGGTTTGGCATTGGGAATCTTCGGCTTTTTCTTCATCGCCTCGGCCAAGGCAAAGCTCACCGTCGCCGTCACGATCGTCCAGAACAGATAGGCTAAAATAGCATCCATAACAACCTATATAAGGGGGCTGCCCGTAAATGGGTTCTTCGTCGGCAGGAACTCGTCGCCGCCATAGTTGACTTTATTGGCGAATTTGATGCTCACGCACGTAGCCGGTGTATGATCGCATCCCGCGTAGGCGGTAAAGCTGTCGCCTGCGGTCAGTCCTGGAATCGTCCGCGTCAGCGTCACGTCGTTGCCGGTATGCGCCGTAATCATCCGTTTGGCTCCGCCGCCGACGAATTTGCCAGCCTTGAACCATCCGGGTGTTTTCGTCCCGAACGTCGTACTGGTAACGACCAGGCCGACGACGGAATCGACTGTGCCTGCGACCATGTATGATGTGGAGTTAAGTCCGCACCACGCATCGTAGAGGGCATGGTCGCAGAGCCGCTGGCACTGTCGCCGCCGCCCTACCCGAGATATGCTCGATGTCCGCGGCGTGGCCACCAGCGTCGGCACGCCGTCCTTATCGAACTTGACGGAAGTGAACTCGCCATACCACCACGTGACAAAATCCGGCTCGTGCCCGCGATAGATCGTTACCCATGTCCGGCCCTCAATCGGTCCAGGGACGAGCCGGGCCGCAAAGGCGTTATCGCGTGAGAGCTGGAACGTCATATCGTTTTTCTTGTGATTGTCCGTGATCCGCAATTCCGACCGCTTACAGGGTTCCAGTGTGTAAACATAACTGCCATAGGTCACGGCCAGCCCGCCGGACGTGATCCTGCAGTGCGTCCCCAGATCGTCGGCCAAGTGGTACAACTCCACCGGCCTGCCGGACGCCACACTTTGTTCGCTCGTCAGGTAGCTCATTGCCGCGGCCCTCGCAATTTGTACAGCGTCTCGTCAATGACTTCGAACGTCCTGATCATAAGCACCCACGTCAAGGCTATGGTCCACCCGAAGAGCCCCGCCAGTATCAAGCTCAGATTGAGTATTCGCTTCATGCTTTCACCGCCTGCCAGTCTAATTGACAGCGGTTCTCATGTGCCGCTGTCCAGACCAACTCTACGTCGTCAGCGGCCAGACAGACCTTGTCGAGGAAGCAGATCACGCAGTCGCCGGGCTCGACGGCCACATCGAGATCGGCGTCAATCGAGACAATCTCTTCACTGCCCGAATCGACAATGCCAGTAATCTCACGGTAGAGCTGCGTGCCATCGGGAAAGATAAACGCCAAGTCCGTCCGAAGATCGTTGACACCCATATTGTCCGCAAGCCCGATATTGACGATGTTGAAGCTGGTATCGGATGCACCGAAGCCCTCGGCGAGGCTCAGATCGTTCTTGTACGTAGGAATATAGACCGTCCCCTGCCGGCCATAGAGTGAGTGCAGGAACAACCGGAACTGCCAGCACGCCGCCTTCGTGTCGTTGTAGAACAGGTGGGACTGGAGCCGGATATTGAATTCGCTGTCGCTGAAATACTCGAAGTCCCCCGTCTCATAGTCGGTAACTTCCATGTCCCCATCGGAGCTTTTCTGCTGTGTGGGATCGACCGGGATACCCTCAGTAAGGACGGCCAGCCCCTTATAGGTGACGGCCGGCGTATAGCCGGTCAGTTCGATGTTATCCTTGACGGCGAAGAACGCCTCGATCATAGCCGGGCCGCTGCTGTGAATCTGCCGCGTTACAGGCGCGTGCATCTGCGCTGTTCTGCAGGGCATGATAACCTTGCGGCCCGTGAAAGTGTTTTGCACCGGCGAGGACAGCGTAAGACTATCGGCGGCGACTGTCTCGACCTGTACCACTTCGGCCAGTGTTGACGACTGCCAAATGACGGCCAGACCCCCATCCCTAAAATCGGCATTGGTCGTATCGACGCTAATCACGGTATCCTCTGCCGTGATCGTCGCCGTATGCACGACCATTTCGGACCATATCGGTAATCCCCATGCCCGCTTCTGCCAGGAGAACAGCGCGGCGTCCAGAGCCGCCTGCTCCTGGTCGGTCTCGATGAGCAACGGGAATTTGAATTGTTGTCGCGGCGCTTGACGCAGACATATACGCTGCAATGAGCCGTCCTTGCTCGGCAGAGTATTCGTCAGCCATTTTAGGTGTTCGGTCAACGGCGATTGCGGACGCCACGCGAACAGAATCAGCCGCGTGCCCGAGATCACGACGACGGGCTCGTTGGCGTCGGCAAAATTGAAGGTGATACTGCCCTCGAACGTCGCGCTGCCCTGGAGCGGTAAGTCCAGCGTGAAGATCGTATGGCCGAGCGGAGCCAGCTCAAAAGGCGGCGTCTCGCCGCTCAGCTCCCACTCGTCGCCGTTAAACTCGATGATCTCCGCACAGGTCTTCGGGACGAAATAGGCGTTCCAGACTAAGAGCTCTTCCTGGAGCGGAGAGATAATGGCGCCGAAATTCAATCGCATGGGGTCCACGTGAATGCGATAGTAGTAATCGTCAACGAACGTAAGTACCTTGATACCCACATACCCGTATTCGATTCGTGCTATGGGAAGTTGATTGTCCCACTCGCTCTCGCCGAGAGGAAGGACGGATTCTAAGGCGCAGATATCGACGGGACTGACCTCGGTATTGTCGGCAATCGTCGCCGAGCAGCGAAGCGTATCTTCGACAAACATGCTGGGCTGAAGGATACAGTTATAAGCCGTCATCACACGACCTTCTTAAACGCAAATCCGGCGTATAGATTCACCGGCGTGTCATTGATTCCGTTGTTGTGAAACACAAGCCATGTTTCGTCGCCGTAAGTCAGCTCTTGCCCGGGGTCGTATTGCGTGACGTTCAAGCACCGCACGCCGGACGGCCAGCCGATGAGCGAATAGTTCAAATCGGTTCGCTTCAAAAATACATAGGCCGGCGCCATCGCTGCCATCGCATTGTACGCACTGGGCGACTTGGCATAAAACATCGAGCAAAACGCCCGTTTGCTATAGGTGCCGAAGGATGTGTTCGGCGTTGCGCGTTGACCCGACACGCAGGAAAACGCAATCGGATATTCGGCGGTTTCACTGCACCGCCTCCAGCTTGCCACGCTGTCGGCGTTTACATAAACCGCCCCCTGCACCAAATCATACCCCGCGTATCCGCTCAATGACAAGTATCTCGGTACGTATTGATTCTTATAGTCATACCCCGTCCAATCTTTGGCCGGCTCGCCGCTGCTCATCGAGGCCGTAAAGAATTGCCCGCCCGTAAACGTCCCCTGCTTCTCCAGCAATCCGAAGGACATAAACTGGAATTTGCCCGATGTGATTTCAACGACAATGCTCACTGTGTCATTGACGCTAAAGAAGTAATAGGACGGAATGGCGGTCAGGGACACCGGCGAGATCGCGCAGGCGTAAGATTGACTCGCGGCGTTTTGACCGTATCCGGGCTGTTTGTCCCAGGATTCGCCCACGTCGTAGCCCGTTGAGCCATTGACCAAAATGCCCGTTACGTTGCCATAGCCCTCCGAATTGACGTTATCACCCGTTATCGTAGAGCCTTTCTCGTTGACTGCCGAGCGAAAATTGAAGTACATAACGGTCGAGTCCCCGGCCGTCTTTTGCACATGCAGGCGTTTGCCCGTCCCATCATCGGCCCAGAGATTCACCGTCCAGCTATCGGCCAGCAGGAAGACCCTGAGTTTGTCGATGAGGTCATTTGCCCCAGTACTTGTGCCCGTTTCGTAAGACATAATCTACTCCAGTTTCAGCGCCCAAAAGTCCGTCCCGTCGGCGTTGGGAATAATAGGGAAACCGACATACGTGTCACCGTTCTTCGCAAAGGTATCTTCGGCCGCTATGCCGCCAAAACCGGGAACCGCAAAGACGCCCTGCAATTCCCCGAATATATGCTTGCTGGGATTTGAAATCATCACGGTCACGGGGAAGACAGGATAGGAGCCATCGAGATTTTCTCTGATAATGCCGTAATAGCCCGGACTTGAAGAGATGCTCCACAATTCCCCAGGCGACTGGGATTCATCGGATGCCGACACCACGTAAGGCCATGTATGATTCACCCTGTCAATCGATGACCCCGTTCCGAACTTGCTTCTGATCTTTATCCACGATGTCCCCCGCAAGACCTTCAACGTCGAATAATCGGACGCCGTATCAAAGACGCTCGCGGTGCACACGGCCGCCGCATCGGCATAGGGGTTCGGAAAGCCACGGTGCTGGATTTGCGTGGAGCTGTAGCGATTATACGCCACCGTGGTATCGGGACATGCCGCCCCACCGACCACCATCGGATAGGGAAACTGCGTCGGTAGCCCATAGGGCAGCGCGAAGCCCAGATAGCAGGCTTCATAGACCGTAGAGACTTTCGCCACGACGATATAGCGCCGGCCGTTGGCCGCAAACCAATAGCTGATTTGATTCTGCCACAAGAGCATCCTCGCCATTCTGCCCTGTGTCAATCCGGGCATGTACTGGAGTTGCACATCACTGTAGCCCGTCATGCCCGCTATGCGCCAGTTGTAGTAATCATTGCCTACCGATTCGACGGTTTGTATGGCGGAATAAATCTCATCATCGCCAGCAGTGCCCGGACCCATAAGAATCAACTCGTAACCGCCGGCGCCGTCGTAATCCGGGTTCCATCGCGTCGCAGTATAAGCTTCGGTCGCGCCTAAGCCGTCCGCCACGTCGAAGGTGAACTCGTCGTCGGCCTCGAACGCCGTGCTACCGGCGACAATCGTAAAGGCGACAATGCCGTTATCGTAGGGCGTGCCTACTGTGGCGGCCGCTTGTGCGCCCGACACCGAACCCGTCACGGTAAAGTTGGTCGCGCTGGTCGCGGTCAACGTCCAGGTCTCATCGACCGGCGACGTGGAGGCCCGTTCGGCCGAGACGTAACCCGTCCCCGTGTTGGCCCCTGCTTGGCAGTTGTACGCCTTCTTGTCGCTGGTCAGAAATCCCTTGAGCGCCAGCAGCAATTCCTTATGTCCCTGTGCCTTGCCTGTTTTCCATGCCATAGTGACTCGCCTTTATATGATCCCGTGCTCTCGCAGGGTGCCGATGATCTGCGCCTGGCCTTCGCTGCTCCGCATGGCTTCGAGCGCCGCTGCTTTGCGGTCTGCTACGATAACGATCTTGACCGGGGTGGGATTCACGGTGATCGGCGGCTGTGCCGGAGTATCGAGGCCGAGTCGTCCCCCGTGCCGCCGCAACGGAACAAAGCCCAACTCGGGGCCCGCTTCGCCCGCCATGCCGATCTTGCCGCCGGCCATCGGGAAATAAGTGGGACTATTGAGGACAGCCCCGCCGGCCATCGGAACGAGCCGCCCATTGCGGAACACGTTGCCGAAGGCGCTGCCCAGAATCTCACCAAGCAACCCACCCATCTGCGCATTGCCGGCGCCGGCGAGCGGGTTCTGAAAACCCAAGGCTCCCGCCATGGGCCCGCCGACGAGCAGATTCATAATGCCGGACATCGCAAGCTGGCTGGCCAGGTTAGCGAACATCCGCTGGAAGGATTGCCCGATGCTGTCAATCAAGCCTTCGAGACTCGCAAAATCCATCATAAAGTCGCTTAGCGCCGACTGCGTCCCCTGTAAGGCGTTGCGGGTTTCGAGCCAGAAGCCGGAAGACTCTACCGCCAACAGTTGAACCTTGCTAACGTACCATTCATTCAGCAAGACCTTATCCTCGATGAACTCGCTGTAGTCCGTCATTTCGAGGTCAACTAAGCCCTTCTGGGCCTCGTAGTAACCCGTCCCTAACTTGCGCATGTCCTCGTACATGCGCGCGGTAATATCGGCGCGTTTATGCGCCAAGTCAGAGTCGCCACCCAGAGCCACCTCGGCCCCCTCCATATCAATGATGTTGCCGACTTTGCCTTTCAACGGCGTCTGGGCGCCCTGCATTTGAGTCATTGCCAGAAGTTTCTTCTCCATCTCTGGAGAAATCTTGAGTTTTCCTTCTGGTAGGTTCGTGAGCGCCCCTGACTGGAAGTGCTGAAACAACGTCTCGAACCGCTCCGTATCGGAAGGCACGCGGAACATCCCACCGGGACCGACCTGCTGCCATTTGCCTTGCTCTCTCTCATATTGCTTTTCTGCCAACTCCCACTGAGCCCTCGTCGCAGGGTCCGACATGCCGCCGCGCATAAAGCCGCTTGTAAAAGCAAAGCCGAGGTTGCGCCAGCCTTTGTTGACTTGCGACCGCTCGCCGCCGCCGGTCGCCGCTTCCCAGTAGTTGCGCCATGCTGCGGTCTGCTCCAAAATCAACCCGGTCAGAGTTTTCAACTGGCCCGAAAAAGGCTCTATCAGATCCACCATTCCGATCTTCATGGCCTGTCCGAGTTGCCGGAACGTATGCCCAAGGGTATCCGTCATCTTGCCATAGGCTTCCTGCGTCCGGCCGGCGGAGTGTAGCGCCGCTTGATAGTCGTTCACGTATCCGGCCTGGTCTTTGAGCAAGACGCTCAGGGACACTCGCGCCCGGACTTCTTTGAAGATGTCCGAGATAACGGATTCCGATAGCCCGCTGAGTTTCTTGAGCATCCCGGTAAGTCCCTCCGCCGCGAGCGCATCGTTCGACAATTCAATGCCATGCTGCTTGGCGATCTTAATGGCCTGATCCTGTTGACCTTGCAGGGCGATAATAGCCTGCCGCAGTCCAGTGATGGCTTCATCTGTGCTGATGCCGCCCCGCGTGATCGTGGATAGCGCCGCCGAGACCTCTTCGAGCGCAATGCCCGCCCCGGACGAAATCGCCGTCACTCGTCCCACGACCGGCGCGAGCTGACCGAACGTCGTCTGACCCTTCTTGACGGTCGAGAACAGAATATCGGAGACGCGGCCGGCTTTGTCGGCGGACAGGCCGTAGGCGTTTAAGATGCCTGTTATCGCGTAAGTCGCCGTCGCCGTGTCAGTAATCCCAGCTTTCGCCGCCCGGACTGCGGACTCTAATGTCCCCACCCCATCTTCGGCCTTAATGCTGGCCGACAGAATGTTATACAAGCCTGTACTCAGCGTGGCGCTGCCTTCGCCGAAGTCGATAGCCATCCGTTTGACTGCCCGACCGTACCCCGGCATATACTTCATCGTCTGCAGGTCCAGCATCGTGCTGACGTTGGCCATTTGATCTTCAAAGCTGGCAAACGCTTTGACCGATATCCCGGCATAAGCGCTGACGGCCACCATAGCCAACCGAGCGCCCTGCTGTATCCTGCTGCTGGCGGCCTGAAAACCCATCGCTCCGGCCTGTGCGCCGCTGGAGTCGATCTTCAGTCGTAAGGTTGCTACATCAGCCATCTACTTGCCCGTACTGTTTTGCTCGTCGGCCCATTTCAGCCATTCCTGGTCCATTGCCACAATCAGCTCCATAGCGTCCAATTTATCAGGCAACTCATGAAATTCGATAGCCGCAATGATGTCTCTGAACCCCAGCGGTGATATTCCGAAGGCACATTGACGGCAGCGTTGAAGTTGACAAAAAACGTCCCAGACATCGATGAGGTCTTCGTAAACATAGGGTCTGTTTTCAAGGGCCGGCGTCGGCTTGCCGGCGGCTGCTCGCTTTTGAAGAAACTCAACATCTTTACCCCAGACCAAGTGCCATCGAAGGCACTCTGTCAGTTTTTTGCTGCGTCCTTTTTGAGTTCATTGCGAAACCACTCCTTCTCGTCGGCGGACGCCAGCACGAACGTGGCCAAGTCCTTGATTTCGTCCAGTAGCTCAATGGCCTTCTTTGTACTGAACGGGACAGACTTGCCGTTTTCGGTCAGGTTCTTCCAGCCCTTGAGAAGATGCTCCGCAATCGCGGGCTTGATAATGACCACTCGCTCCTCGAACGTCAGGCCCGTGGTTCTGATCCTCTGCCGGTGTGGAGCCAGCAGCTCGCCACACGCCTTGCGAAATTCCGGGGACCCCGTGCCTGCAATCAGTAGCTCCACGTCGAGGTCGTAAGGCACCCAGACGCCTTTGTTTTGCTTGTCGGCGTCCAGGCTGAGTTGTTTGATATCTGCCATCGTTTCTTTCTCCTGTTGTGTTTGTTTACAAACTACATTGCTTCCGTTGGCGCTATGCCGCGAAGCGCACAATGCGGATCGTGATGTCTTCGGTTGACTCACGATACGCCTGCCAAGTGCACGGCACTTTGAAGTCGTCGCCCATGCCAGCTCCTGCGTGACGCGCAGCGTCGGTTATTTTCACCGCCGGAAGGTCGATCACGTACCCGTTGCCCGCGGTGTCCTGGAAGACTTTGGCCAGAGACGTATTGCCGAAATCCAGGAATTTGTCGTATAACGTCTTGCTCTGATAGTAGGCGGTAAACGTCCCCGTGACTTGCACCTGCCCCGTGCCGATATCGAAGGCACCGAGCGTACCGATTTTCAATCGTTCGCGCAGATTGTTGACCAGGCTCAGATTGAAATCGAGTATGTCAATGGCCAACGCATTTTCGTACACCCCCACCACGTGGTCGATGCTGTTGAGAATCTCGTTGCCGTTGGCTGCATCGTATCCGGCCCCGCCGCTGGCCGTCTCGGACGTTTCGATCTTGCCCATGACGCCCAAGCTCCCCGTGACTATAGCGTTCGTCCCCACGGTCAAGTCGAGCTGGTTAATCATGCAGCCCACGTAGAGCGCCAGTTCCGTCGTCAAATCGCTGTAGGTTCGCTCCAGATTGAATGAGTTTTTGGTGACTCCGTTCACAATGGAGCTGCCCTGCTTGACCGTGCGCGACTGGCCCGCACTCTCCGTAACGAGCAACCCACCCACGACAATGATTTTAGCGGCCGTTGCTGAGAGCACTTTGAAATACCCGTTGTCTGCCGCCGCCGTGAAGCCGGAAGTTTTGATCCATTCACCGGGAACAATGCTCCCGAAGCCACTCCCCGAGTCGTTGAACGAATTGTCGGCATCTGACGCGCTAATCGTAATCGCCGTCACCGTCACGGGCGCCGTCCATCCAGCCCCGGCCCTTGTGGTTCCGAGATGGTCATGGTCAAACACATTCGTCTCGGGAGTAAAGGTCTCAGTCGTGGCAATGGCGTTGCCCGTGAGTCCGTATGCTTTCGCCGTCAAAACGCACGCATTGACAACGAACGCTGCCGCCTCGACTAACGGGTGGGGCGTCGTCGTCCCGGCGTAATAGTCCACTCCGGCAGTGCCCGTGCCGTTGATGGTTGCGACAAAGCTCGCCTTCGTAGCCGGCAGATCGCCACTCGTAATTTTGATGTCGTTTGCTACCGCCAACGTATCCTTGAAGGTATAGACCGTAGTGCCGATGGTCACGGTATTGCTGGTAGCCGGCAGCGTGTCCATCGTCAACGTCCCCTGGGCCTTCACGTTAGCCGACATCAGGGCCGCCGCGAGAAGATCGTCAAAGCTCGCATAGCTCAGCTCGAAGTCCATATTGCCTGCCACGGCCACGCGCGTGCGCACGACGCCCGCCGTCTGCCGGTCGGACCGGATCTCCCTCGAACTCGTAATGTCCGCCATTTGCTTGAGCGATTCGCTGGTGATCCGTGCGACTTGCAGGTTCCGGCCCGCTATCTGCTCGCCGAAGCTGTCCTCCTGAGCAAACGCCCATTGTTCTCTTGCGATGTCACTAATTGTCATTTTGTATTCCCTTCAAAATCGTTACCCGATATCGTCTGCATAGAATGGGCAGACCACATTGATCTGCCATGAATCGCTGAACAGTCCCTGCTCGTGAGCCGACGGCGTCCGAAACGTCACGCCGGTATCTGTCACCCTACGGAAGGCCGCTCGGACGGCGTCCGCGATTTCCCGCAACTCGCCGTCCCCTTCGCCAATAGGCCCGAAGAGCTGGGCAATCATCACGCCGTGGGTCCGCTCTCGCTGCCCGTCTGGACTGCCGATCGACATTTGAAACGTCTCGCCGGTCTTGATCGTCAACCGGCACCATTTGGCATTGTCCGGGTTGTCGAACTTGTGATTGTCGTAGTGCGTCGGCAACTCCAGCACGTCGGCCACCTGGCTTTTGAACCGGCTACGGATCGCGTTGGCTATGGCTTCGCTTGTCATGCGTTACGCCGCCTCCCTGAACATCGCCCGCAACTCTTCGACAGTCACGGCCAGCATTCCCTCGGGCGCCTGCTTGCTGTGCCCGTGCTCCAGCCGTTCGATATAATCGACGTTGTTGCTGATCCAGACGATTTGATAGGGCGGCAAACCCGCAAGAGCCGCCAAACCGGCGGCGACCGTCAGGCTTCCGCTGACATCGAGCACATCGAGCTGTCCTGTGGCCGGGTCACCAATGGTCACCTGCCAGTCGCCGCGGGCCCTGCCGGTATCGACGGGAGTTTTGGAAACCAGCCGGCGTAGGGCCTCGAACGCGACTTTCTTGTGCAGCGTGACGGCCCTATCCGGCACCTTGCGGGCAAAGGCGTCGATCTCTCGATTGAATTGAGCGAGGTTGTCCGTCACCGGCCTTTGCCTTTCTTGCCTTTCCCGCCGCCTTTTCTTTTTTCCTTATGGCACGGCATTGTGTTATCTCCTTAGTTGCAACAGATATAGACAAATCCATTCGCCGCTGTATATCGGCGCTACTCGCGTAATTACCCAAATGGCTGTGTCGATGCTGACCTTCATGCCCTTCTCTGGAGTAAACTCGATGTCCTTCGCTGGCACGCCCGTCGCCAAATCGCCGACCTTGACCAGGTCCCCGTCAACGTACTTCAAAGACACCTCATAAGGCGGAATGGCCTTTTTGTTGTATTGTGTCGCGTCAGAGGTTGTCTTCTTGCCTGTGGCCGGGTTGTAGGTCTCCGTGGGATACACCCAAAAGGTTAACACCTTTCCGAGCTCGGCGATAATCTCATCGACCGCCTCCAGCATCTCCGTATCAAGCTCGGTGGCCGTCCCTGACACGGTCGGCGCCGTCGGCGTATCAATCGACTCCAGCACGCCGCCGGTGAAAAACGCCATCAGGTCATTGCCCTGTATCCTCATATCTTCACTGTCACCGTCTTGTACGGCGTCGTCTCACTGAGTGCGATTTCCAGAATCACCGTCGTGCCATCCACGGGGTCGAGCAACTGTTTGACGGTGGAGTCGGTAGGTTTATCGCGCCATATTCCCATCAGCCAGGCCGAAGAAATCCGCAGTAAATTGGCAAACAGACACAGGATGCTGTCGGCCACGGGGATATGCAGATCGCCGGATTCTTTTGCATAGAGACGATAGCGATGCCCGTCGAGCCATGCTTCTGTCGGTAGAGACACCGACCAATGGCCATCCGCGACATGACCGCCGGCGCCAGCAATGGACTCGCTCGATTGCCAGGTCTGGTCGGAGCCCTGAAACCAATCGCCCGTATCCACGTCTCGCAGATAGAAGTTGATCGTCCCCGCTGTAATCGGATTGCCGCTGGCCTTAGCCACTATCGGCAGGCCGACTTCATTGGCCTGTCCTGAGTAGGTAGCCTGCATTTTATGCCCCTTTACGCCACCAATATCCAACGCAGAAGAAAATAATTCGACCAGTGTTCCCTGTCTTTGTTCACTTTGACGTTACAGCTTCTACAGAGAGAAACGAGATTGTTCATCGCAACATTTTCTTTGTCGTAATCGATGTGATGAACATCCAACTTTCTTCCATTTTCTTCCCGAGTCTTGTTGCATACCTGGCAGATATTCCCATCTCGTTTTCTGACATCCTCTTTCAATTTCTCATTGAATCTGCATGGGTATCCTTCTCTCGAAATGCCACCATGCCAATTAGGATGCTGGCCTTTCTTCGCTTTGCAGAATGGACACAGACAATCAAACCGGTGCCCACCTCTCGATCTGAGAACTTTACTTACTTTTCTTTTGTGATCTTCAGTGTGTCGTCGGCCATAATTGGGGCAATTGTCACCCTTGAGTTCGCCTCTCTTATTCCTACAGCAGAAACATTGGCAATTCTCTTTATGGGCCGCCCTTGTTTTCTTGTGTTTCTCAGAGCGCTTTCTGCCTAACTGCGTTTGCCGTCTTTTCTCGTTAGATTCTGGAGAAGGCGACTTACCTCTATGGTGATGTTGCGCCACGTACCTGTTGCCAGGTTTTGTCATCTCACCGCAACCACATTCACAAAAGTTCATAAGTGCTTATCACGCACCGAGATACGTCACGTTCCATGTGACCGTCAAAGTATCATCGGCGCCTTTGGCGATCTGTGCAGCGAAGACGGCAATCGCATAGGTGTGAGTTGCATCGGCTTCGCCGGCATTTGTCGTGTTGTCGACAATGGACACGCGGTTAATCGTCGCGGAGGTTCCTTCACCCGCTGCCCATAGTCTGCGGAACTGGCAAATGTTAGCTGAGGCACCCTCTTTCGGCGTGCTGTCATCCAATGCTTTGGCCGAGCCGTCCACATAGTCGGCAACAGCTTGAAAGCTACCCGCCCCGTTCTTGGCTGCTTCCGTCGTCGCTGTGCCGAGCTTCATGCCCCAGGTCGAGTAAGCCGCTGTATAGATCGCTGACTTGGCGAAAATGTCGCCCTGGTCCGTCACCAGGTTGTGAAACACCTGTCTTTCCTTGAGCCTGCCGTCTTTGCCCCTCAACTCGGCAATGACCTCGCCTCTCAAACACACGCCATCTTTTTTCACTGTTTGTTCTTGCATTGCATAAATCCTTTCAGTTTTTTTTTTGCCAAAAGAAAAAGGGGCTGCAAAGTCTTTCGACCTCGCAGCCCCTGTAACAGGCTTCGTGGTTACAGCACTCGGCGGTAGCTACTCCGCTTGTGCCTGCTCTTCTTTTGGCTTAGTCGTTAATGGTCACAATGACCTTCGCTTTCGTTTCCCTTTCTGTTTCCAGATATCCAGTAAACAGTACTTCTCAACCAACTCGATCTGTGACGGTGGTATAGGTTCGCATACAATAACAGCCTTTTCCTGTCCCGTATGATATTTAAGGTTCTCTAAATGGCCGGAGTGAAGAAGAGTAACCCTATCGTCGGGATGACCCGGTACACGCAAGGTTTTTTTTCGGTCAAATCTCACACGCAAAAGAACTGCATTGACGGTATTCTTGTGGGCCATTTGATAGAGTATGCAACCCCTGTGAGCCAGACCGGTAATTTTCATGTCCCAAAGCCAGATGCCTCTAATGCAGTGTGTTCTAAAAAGAGAGACCAACGCCTGCTTATGAATTTCATAGGGTTGCAGGCCCTCCGCTTGAATCTTCTTCCAGCAATCATTGCTGGTATAGTGATATCCGGTCGATAGTTTCGTTTTCTTAATTTTCATCTTTCAACTATGCGTTTGCCTCGTGACCATGAAAGCCCATGCCGCCTTAATCAAAGCATCGAACTGATGCGTTTCTACGTCCGAGATACCCATGCCATCCTCTATCGTCCGAAGTGCCTGAATTACTCTAATCATGGCATCGAGCGTTCCTATGGAATCGGTCTGCGTCCGCAGATAATCAATCAGTTTCACGACGGAATCTGTGATCCCGAGAGTGTCCGACACGGCGATGAGCCGGCCCAAAACGAGGCTGTCGGTCAGCCCTTGCGAGTCGCTGACAATTCGGCTGACGGCAAACAGACGAGCAACGGAGTCGGATATATTCAGCGATTCGGTAAGCGCCCGGAGGGCGATATGGACTTTTGACCGGGCATCGGTGAGGCCGAGAACGTCGTTGATGATGCGAACGATAATCCCTGCGGCGTCATAGTCCATAAGGTCGGAAAGACCCATTGTCTCGTCTATAGTCCGCAGGACTGACCAAACAGACGAATAACTATCAGCCACGCCGATGCTGTCCGAGACTGTCCGCATCATGGCGTGGAGTTTGGTAGCTGAATCCGTTGACCCCATCAGGTCAATAATGGCTCGAACGATACCAATAAAACGTGACATGGAATCGCTCATGCCAACGGCGTTATTCTCGGTTCTCACGACAGTCAACAATCTGCTGAACTCGTCCGTCATGCCGAAACTGTCTGTTATCGACAACGCTCTGGCCAAGATCGTGCCGTCCGTGATACCCTCGCTATCGCTGATGAAACGGCTCATCGCAAACAGCGTGGCTATGGAGTCAGTCAGACCGAGAGTCTCAGAAAGCACCCTGAGAACAACGCAGACTTTCAAGGTATCGTCCGTCAATCCCACGGTGTTGTTGATCGTTTTGACGAAGTTGCCAACGCCCTCGTAATCCATCAGGTCTGTAATACCCAGGGCGTTACTGACAGTCCTGAGTACTGTCCACACGCGGGTCATGTCATCGGTCATGCCGAGCGAATTGGCTATCGTTCTCAACGCGACATAGACGCGGGAAGTTGAGTCGGTCAATCCGATTGACTCTGAGAGCGATTTGTGTTCGTCCTTAGAAGTCGAATCTGTAATTCCAATGTTCTCTTGTACTGTCCGAAGCATCAGAAGCAATGAACCCAGAGCATCGGTCAAGGCAACCTCATCGCTCTGCGTTTTGACGATAGACAATTGCTTCGTGAAATCATCTGTCAGCCCCAATGCGTCCGTGATAGACAAAACCCTACGCAAGGTAAGGCCGTCCGTAATTCCCTCGCTATCGCTTATGAGTTTGCTGATCGCAAACAGGCTTATTACTGAATCGCTTACAGATAAACTTTCCGACAGAATACGCAGGACGACGAAATTTCTTGTTGTGATATCGCTCAGGCCGAGAGCATCATTTATAACCCTGAAATAAACACCAACGCCGTCCGTCTCGATCGCGTCTGTGAGCCCTAATCCATCGGCGACTTCCCTGATGACTGCCCATACCAGCCCAATGTCGTCAGCCAGGCCGAGAGAATCCGCTATCGTTTTCAGGCATCCGTAAACATGGGTCGCCGAATCAGTAATCCCGATGGAATCAGCCAAAGTTTTGCCTTCACCCTTGGATACTGTATCTGATATGGCCATCGCATCCATGGCCGTCCTCAGAATCGAGAGCAGCGAAGTCAGCGAATCGCTCAACGCCAGGGGGTCGTTCTGCGTGCGGAGAATGACCATCACTTTTGTGAGGCTATCTGTCAGACCCAGGCTGTCGGTCATCGCCACAACTCTACCGAGAACCCGCCCGTCGGTCAGACCTTCGCTGTCACTAATGAGCCGGCTGACGATGAAGAGTCTGGCAATAGAATCCGTCAGGCCGAGGCTCTCGGACAGTATCCGCAGCGCAACGTGAATTTTGGAGCTGCTGTCCGTAAGTCCCAACGCATCATTCACCGTTCGCTCGAATTGTTCGGCGCCTGCTGGGACGAAGACCTCGGACATGATATCCGTAAGGCCGAGATCGTCAGCGAGGACTCTGAGAGCCACCCATACTTTTGACGTGCTATCAGTCAACCCCAAAGACTCAGTGAGGACTCTCACAACAACGGAAACCCTTGTCGTCTCGTCAGCCATCCCCAGGGCGTCAGCAAGTGTTTTGCCTTCGCCCTTTGCCGTTGCATCAAGGACACCTAAAGATTCGGCTATGGCGACGAGCGTCTCATAGACCATAGGACTGTCGCTCAAGCCCAGCGTGTCGCCAAGCATCCTATTCGACTCAACAACTCTCGATGTAGCATCCGTAATGCCAAGCGATTCAGAGACGATTCTCAACATGATAGAGAGACGAACCGTCTCATCTGCCAGCCCCAGAGTATCGGCGACGGTACGGTTAAGGCCCTTGACTATTGAGCGTGAATCGGTCAAGCCGATGGATTCAGATAACGCTCGCAAAAACACAGCGGCAAAATCAGCATCGTCCGTTATGCCCAGCGATTCGGCTATCGTTCTGAGACCTACGTAAGTGCGTGACATTGAATCTTCAATGCCCAGACCGTCTAACAGAGATTTGCCTTCGTTTTTTGCATTGGCATCGGTCAAGCCCAGCGATTCTTCCATTATTCGCAGAATCCCTTTTGTGCTGATTGTAGCATCCGTCAGACCCAATGCCTCTGCCACCAAGCGCAGTGTCGCATTGACAGGGCTGCGGTCATCCGCGACCCCCATCGACTCATCGAACGTGCACAAGACGTTTCTGATAAGTGTCCTTGCGTCCGTCACGCCCAATGAATCGTTGATTGTTTTTATGTACTCGTTAACACCTGTAGTCTCAACAGTCCATCCCCTCGATACCAAAATTGCTTTGTTGGACAGGCCAGTGGCCGAAGGCTCGGCATTCGTACCCGCTATCCAAAGTGTTCTGTTTGTTGAAGCACCGGTCACGCAATCAGCTAAAACATTATCGACCTGAGATTGAGTCAACAAACAACTACTAAAGTTGATCTGAGAGAGGTCCATCGGATAGTCTGCAAGTGCACCACCCGATGAATCATAATCTATTGCCGTATCATTTATATAAAGAAGCATAAAATCTGTAGGTAATACCCACCCGGAAATATCACCCGAAACAGAAGTATGATGCAAATACAAATCCTGACAAAGAGATGGTAACGTCCACCCGGAAATGTCGCCTGTCAGGGAAGTGTAGTGTAAATAAAAATTGACAGTAACTACACCTTCAGGGAATACCCACCCAGAAATATCACCAGAAACAGAAGTACCAGATAAATTCAACTGCTCAAGAGTATTGGGGAATACCCACCCAGAAATATCACCAGAAACAGAAGTAGAATTTAATTTCAGTGATATTATAGTGGTTGGTATTACCCACCCACTGACGTTGCCGGAAACTTTATCCCCATTGATGTCAATCCTTGTGATGGCATCCCAATCGCTAATCACATATTCAAGTTTCTCATCCTCCGTTAAAGCTATGTTGCCAGCAACTCCACTGGTCAGGTCTTCGACATACTCACCTTCAACATAGACCTTGACTGTTCCAGAAGAAAATGTAAATAATGGCGTTACGGCCGTTACGCCGGTTGTGCCATAAAAAGTGATAATAGTAGGTATAACTGTTCTGCTATCGGTTAGACCCAACGGATCGGAGATCGTGCGATGGACATTGCGAAGCAACGTTCTGTTGTCGCTGATCCCGATGGAATTATTAACCGTCTCGGTATAAACGGACCCCCATGTAATGCGGACATATCCGGCATAGCCTACATTCCCATCGCCTGTCTTGCCCGTTCCACCTCCGCCACCACCGCCACGTGATTCACCTGCATCTCCTGTTAGGTTGTTGCCGATCTTGCCATCGCCACCCTTGCCACCGTAGAGGCTGACGGCTGCACCGCCCGCCGTAATGACACCTGCATTGCCGTTAGCGGTTGTGCCAGCGCCAGAGCCGCCACCTGCCGAACCCGTCGCTCCCGTACCGCCGTCACCCCCTGTGCGGTTCGTGTCACCATTTGTGGATGTTCCGCCTGCTCCGCCGGTAGATTTGGCTGCGTTCTCAGCACCACCGCCACCTCCGCCCGCCGTATAGGTTGTTGCACCGACAACGAAGGTAGTATTACCTCCACCTGTACCAGGTACTCCCTGTATGCCCCCTTCACCAGCAGCACCTACAGCATAGGCATACGTCTGGTCTTTTGTAAGCGATACGACTTTGATGCAGCAACCGCCGCCACCGCCGCCGCCACCACCAGCACCATTCGTAGCCGTTGAGCCGCCACCGCCGCCGCCACCCCCGCCGATGAGGATAATGGTATGGTCGCCCGTCACCTGGGCCGTGAAGTTATTCGCACCGGATGTATATTCTTGGAGACCCATTTAACAGCTCACCCAATAGTCACGCATACATCGCTTGCCATCGTTGTTAGCCATTGCTCCTCTTCTGCCGCCGTCGCTGCCGCCCATAGCTCGGGCCGTTTGCGGCTGAACATCGGGCGAGAGGCATATACGGACCTTCCCGCTGTGATAACCACCGTCCACCCGCGATTGACTAATATGATTTTATTCTTCAGACCTTCAATCGTCGGTGGCTTATTAGCAGTTGCCCCTGTGCCAGCTAAATCAAGTTCATTGCCAATGGAACCACTCGCCACTAAATCGGCCAGGACATTATCTACCTGCTGGCTGGAGAGGGCACAGGCATCAAAATCAATCTTCGTTAGGGTATTGGTGACATTAGTAAAAGCCCCGCCCGGCGACTTATATGAAACTGAGGTGGTGGAAACATAGAAATACCTCAGAGTGGCCGGCAGGACCCAGCCGGAGATGTCGCCGGAGACGCCGGTGGTGGAAACATAGAAAGTCACCAGGGTGGCCGGCAGGACCCAGCCGGAGATGTCGCCGGAGACGCCGGTGGTGGAAACA